TAATATATATATATATATAAATAAAATCAATAAGTTAAATAGTATGTCGAGGGGGGCCTAGGGGTTGTCATTTGAAACGGGTGTTGCATTTTTGCAACACTTTTTTTTATAGAATCCTCGCAAAGCCTTACTGGATAAGGCTTACAGGTGTTCAAAAAACCAAGGTTTATTGAAATTTGGTTAATTTGTTAACTTTTATTAACCGATTTTTGGACGGTTTACATAAGTGCGTTTACGTAATATCACCCCCCCCACCCCTCCCCGCAAAATTCAGATTTCACCACCCCTGCAAATAAACCGAACGCAAACTGTCCAAAAAAAAATCGCAAGCCCTATTGTCCAGAAAAAAAATCCATGTTAGTGTTGGTAGCGTGATGGTGCGGTATGTTGTTCTGGTCATTGCGGGGAGCATTACAACGCCATTGCAGAAATAATTACTGTAGAGATAGTTTTAGTTGATAGGGGACGTTATGAACAAGGTTATGTTGATAGGAAGGGTTGGTGCTGATCCTGAGGTTCGTGAAATGAGCAACGGCGGTATGATGGCGCGGTTTCGTTTAGCGACGCGGGAGCGTTGGAAGAATCGTGATACCGGCGAGCGTGAGGAGCGGACGGACTGGCACACGGTGGTGGTGTTTAACGCCGGTCTTGTTACTGTGGTGAAGAATTATGTTCACAAGGGGACGCATTTATACGTTGAGGGCATGTTGCGGGAGCGGCAGTATGAGCATGAGGGTGTTATGCGGCGTGTGAGTGAGGTTGAGCTTGGTCGTTTTGGATCGGTGATAGAGCTTCTTGGCGGTCCTGTAGGCTCTGGAGTGTCTGGCTGTGGTATGGGTGGGTCCTCGGGGTTGGGTGATCCTGCCGTTAATAATCCGTCCGTTCCCCCGGCGGCGGGTGTGCATGGTTCCGGTGATAATTTCAATACCGGCAGCGGTGTTGTGATTGATGGTGAGTCAGCTGCGGCAGAGGACGATATACCGTTTTGATTTGTGGTGTATTGTGCGGAGTAGTTGTTACTGGAGGATTGACATGTATCTTGGGAGTACGGCGCGTCGTTTACTGTACAGGCTTGTTCGTGATGCGCGTGTAAATTTCGGTTTGTTGTCCGAGGCGTTCGGGGTAAGTCGGCAGGCGTTGTATAAGCACAGGGATCGTATGGAGCGTTCCGGTGTGATACGCGGCTATCATGCGTCGGTTGATTACGGGAAGCTTGGTTACGGTGCGCTAACCCTTGTTGTGTGGTCTGTGTCTGCCGAGGATTCGGATGGCGCGGGGGAAGCGGCTATAGAGCGCCTATTATACGACGCTGCGGTGGTTGAATCGTGGCGCACTGCAGACGGCGGGGCTGCTGTGATCGTAGCGCACGAAGACGCGGTGGCGTTTGAGCGCTGGCTTGGGGAGCGTGATACGTCGTTGCGCTCTATTACCGTTGATTACGTTGCGGCGCTGTCAGGGGAACAGGACCCGGTGCGCGGGCTGTTCGTTGAGGTGTAGTGACCGGAGGGTGTGTAGCGTAATTAGTAACGGAACGTACCGTATCGTAATTAGATGATTAACAGTTACAGGAAAGGGCGTTATTATGAAGATTGGTTATATGCGTGTCAGCACCGAGGATCAGCGTCACGATTTGCAGGAAGATGCGTTGCGCGAGGCTGGGTGTGACGTTATTTACCGTGACAAGATAACGGGGCGGGCGGAAAGCCGTGAAGGGCTTGATGAGGCGCTGTCGGTATTGAGTAGCGGGGACGAGCTTGTTGTATGGAAGCTTGACCGGCTTGGCAGGAAGGCGCGGCACCTTTACGGTCTGGTGGAGTCCCTGATCGAGCGCGGCGTCGGGTTTCGCTCGCTGACGGAAAGCTTTGACGTAAGTACGCCGATGGGCAAGGCGATGTTTCAGATGATGGGCGTGTTCGCCGAGTTCGAGCGCAACGTGAATGCCGAGCGCGTTGTTGCGGGGCTTGAAAGCGCACGCCAGCGCGGGGTTCGTCTTGGCAGGCCGCCTTCGTTGAGTGAAGGCGATAGAGCTGCTATAATAGCTGACAGGCGTGCAGGCATGAGCGTGCGTGCTGTTGCGGGTAAATACGGCGTCAGTGTGGGTACTGTAAGTCGCGTGGCGTCGGGCGCTGCCTGATAGCAGGATATATATTTCAGAGGAGGATAATATGGCGGTTTTTTCTGATAACGATAACATGCCTGTTACACGCTACCGGATGCGCATAGGCGGGTGGTGTGACGGCACGGTCGTTGCGGCGATAATAGGGGATGGCGTAGTCGATGTGTCTCTGTTAAAAACCGGCGTTATGAACCGGAAGTCTGTTACGTGGGACGAGATCGTTGATATGATTTGCAAGGTGAGCGGGTAACAGGCATGTAAAACGTGAAGGAGAACGACAATGAGTGCAGAAGAAGAAAGAGAGGAAAAGCGCGGGCGGAAGCGTAAATATGACGCCGATGTCGAGCGCGAGGTGCGCAGGCTGCTGCGTAAAATGTCAGTGCGTGATGTTGCTGTCAGGGTCGGCTTGCCGAAAAGCACGGTGCACGCTATAGGTAGGAGGGACGGCGTTGAGTGATGACGGTGATAGGGTCGGCAGCGGGCACAGCGTTCTCGAGTACCGCTCTATCCGGGTTGGCGACGGTGTGATAGGCGGCGAAGGCCTGAGGCGCCCGTCGAGGGATCTTGATATAAGGGACGAAGAATCGTTCCGTAATGCCGCAGTGACGCTGCTTGGAACGGCCATGGACACGCTGTATGAGGTGATGACCGACCCTGATGCAGCTCCCGGCGCGCGCCTGTCTGCCGTAAATACCGTCCTTGACCGCGCTCTCGGCAAGCCGGAACAGGGCGTGCAGAACCAGACGAACGTGCAGATAAACGTGAATGACATGCCGCCGGACGAGCTTGCGAAGGCGCTGGTATTTATGGGGCGCGTTCTTGACGGAGCGGAGGGAGAATGAACGATACGCCGGTAACAGCGCTTGATTACGAGACAGTTAAAGAGCGGCTCAAGCGCCTGTCGCCGGAGGAATACGCGGCGCTGGTTAAGACGGCGCAGGAAGCCGTCGGCGCCATGCCGTTTATCCCGAATCCCGGCGCGCAGAGCGAGGCGTATTTCTCCAAAGCGGACATGCTGCTGTACGGGGGGAAGCCGGGCGGAGGGAAAACAGCCCTCGGTATCGGGTTGGCGCTGAACGAACACCACAGGTCGCTGCTGTTACGCCGACAGTTTAGCGATACGGAGGGAATGCAGGACACGACGCGCAAGCTGCTGGGCGGGGCGGCGAAAGGCATGATAGGGGGTAACCGCCCGAAATACAGGAAGCCGGACGGCGGGGTTATTCACTACGGCGGGGTGAACGACGACGGCACCATCGGGTGGTTGCAGGGCGTGCCGCATGACCTTATATACGTGGATGAAGCGGCAACGTTTACGGAGCAGACTGTGCGGATGACGCTGGGGTGGTTGAGGCCGGAGAAAAAAGGTCAGCGCTGCCGAGTCGTTCTTGGCAGCAATCCACCGCTGGACAGCACGGGATACTGGCTGACCGATTATTTCGCGCCGTGGCTTGATCCGTCATACGAAAACCCTGCGTCACCCGGGGAGCTGCGCTGGTTTCTTCCTGACGGGAAGGACGGGTTTTATGAATGCGCGCCGGATGACGTGACGGAATTGAACGGGAGCATCGTAAGGGCGAAAAGCAGAACGTTTATTCCGGCGGATTACCGGGAAAACCCGTATTATGACACGGAGGCGTATACCGCGACACTGGCCGAGATGAACGCGGCGGAGCGGGATATCCTGATGAACGGGAACTTCCTCGCCGTAAGAGGGGACCAGTTCAGGCAGATAATCCCTACTGACTGGGTTAAGGCCGCTATGAGCCGCTGGAGCGAGGACGGCGCAGGCAGCCGCCGGCAGGTCCTTGTAAGCGCCGACGTTACGGACGGCGGGGCAGACCAGACCGTGATTATTCCCGTGTATGACGGGTGGTTTTTTGGCGAGCCGCGCTGCTATGACGGAGCAGATCTTGCATCGTGCGAGGATCTTGTAGGGTGCATAATGGAGGCGCGTCGTAAATCCGTCCCCGCAGTTATTGATATGGGGGGCGGGTACGGCGGCGCGCCCAGGATGATGCTGGAGGGACTGGGGGTGAAAGTATACCAGTATAAAGGGATAGTGAGCACGGACAGGGTTTCTTCGTGCGGCGTTTACAGGTTTGACCGGGTAAGGACCGAATCATACTGGCGGTTGCGGGAGGCGCTAAACCCCGAAAATAAAACAGGGATCGCGCTGCCGCCCGACAACGACCTGCTGCACCAGCTTACGCAGCCCACATATACGCTGAAAAGAAGCGACAGGTATATGGTCGTGTGCATGGAAAAAAAGGCGGTAACGAAAAAGGCCCTTGGCCGCTCTCCCGATCTGGCTGACGCTGCCGCTATGGCCGCGCTGTTTTACGGAAGGGCGTGCAGGGATGCGGAAGCAGGTTTCGGTTACGGCAGAGAAAAAACCTACGTGGTAGGAGAGGCTCACCGCAAAAGGAGACGGCGGCGTTCCGCGTACGGGGAAAAGACGCGGGGCAGGGCGGAGCACAAGCCGAGGGTGCTGTCAAGGCCGCAGTAGACGGCGCTGTGCGGATACATAGCGGATGTTGTTGATTTGAACGCGCAGGTACCGTATAATAACACACGGGATTGTATATTGACTGGAGAATCATCATGGGAAGCCTGTTTAGTTCACCGAAGCCACCGCCACCGCCACCTCCCCCACCGACACCGCCGGAGCCGGAGCCGATGCCTGTACCGGACGATGAGTCCGATCTGATGAAGAAGCGGCGGGAGCTTGCGATACGATCCAAAAAAAGAGGGCGTGCTTCGACGATTCTGACGGAGCGCGGTGATCTTCTTGGGGGTTAATTATTGTATAACGATGATGTAAAATCACTGCTTAGCCGTGCGGACCGGTTATTTTCGGAGAGAAAGCCGTTGCTGACGCGCTATCAGAGTATTGCTGACGTGTTTTATCCCGTGCGTGCTGACTTCACCGCCGATCACACGCTGGGCGAGGATTTTGCCGCGCACATGAGTACGAGCTATACGGCGGTGAAGCACGACGAGCTTTCTAATATAGTCGGCAACATATTACGTCCGGATGACAAGCGGTGGTTGATGGCGCGGACGAAAAACTACGATCGGCTTGGTGCGGATGAGAAGGATTATCTGGAGCGCGTGACGGTCGTTATGAGCAATGCGTTCAATGACCCGGCAAGCGGGTTCGTGGCAGCAGGGGCGCAGGCGGACGCAGACGTCACCGCGTTCGGTAATGCCGTGCTGTCCTGCCAGATTAACTGGAAAGTGCCGTCGGTTCTATGGCAGTGCTGGCACCTCAGGGATGTTGTCTGGGAGTATGATTACGACGGTACGCTTAAATTTGTAGCACGCAGGTGGTTTACGTCGCCTGTAGAGGACGTTGTAAAGCTGTTTCCGAAAACAGCGCCGGACCGGATGAAGCGCGACGCGGAGAGGGAGCCGTCAAGAAAGGCGCGCATAAAGCACGTAGTTGTCAAGAGCGACTATTACGGCGGGTCATCGAAAAAATGGCGGGGCAAGAAATACATATCGTTGTTTATTGACTGCGAGAGCAAGACCGTTCTTGAGGAAAAGGGTTTAAATAACTCCTATTATGCTATTCCGGCATGGCGCAGGTTGAGCGGCACGCAGTATGCGTTCAGCCCGTGCACCACGCTGGCGATACCCGATGCGCGGATGTTGCAGGACATGGCGCTTACCATGATAGAGGCTGGGCAGAAAGCCGTAGATCCGCCTATACTTGCGCGCGGCGAGGTGATAGATAATGATATAGAGGGCTTTGCCGGGGGTGTTACGTTTATTGATTCCGAATACGATGCGCGCCTTGGACCGGCTCTGGAGCCGTGGCGCACGGCTTCCTCCGCCTTGCCGTACGGTCACGACGTCATGAATGACGTCAAGGCCGCTATTAATGAGGCGTTTTATCTTAACAAGATAGGGCTGCCGCCTATCGGCGGTGGAATGTCCCCTCTCGAGGTGCAGCAGCGCGTTCAGGAATATATCATGCAGGCATTGCCGCTGTTCAAGCCTCTGGAAGGCTCTTATAACAGGCAGATATGCGATCTCCAGTTTGATGTGTTGATGGAGGCCGGAGGTTTCGGTTCTGTGCGCGATATACCTGAGGGGCTTGCAGGCAGGGATATAGACTTCGAGTTTGAGAATCCGTTGCGCAGCGCGCTGGACAAGGCCAAGGGGCAGATGTATTTGCAGGCTCTCGGCATAGTGGCGCAGGCGGCGCAGGCAGACGGGGCTATTGCGGGTATCCTTAATAACAAGGCCGCAATCAGGGATGTGCTTGACAGCTCGGGGATACCGAGAGCATGGATTCGCAGCGAGGATGATATCGCCGAAATGGAAGAGCTTGCGTCTGATGAGGCCCGTATTAGAGAAATAATGAGCCAGATAAAAGAGGGCGCCGAGGTTGCGCAGAGTGTCGGTGAAGCAGGCCGGGCGCTTGGGGAGCTTGATAATGCTTAATTTTAGAAAGAAGTCCGCATCGGACGCGGTAGACGTCACGTCGCTTCTTGACGTATCCGAGTTCAATGCCGTAAAGGCGGTTGCCGCCGGGGAGGCCACCCGGGAACAGCAGAAAAAAGCGCTGAGCGCTATTGTAAACAAGCTGTGCCTGACGTATTCTTCTACCTATAGCGATAGCGAGCGCGCCTCCTGTTTTATGCAGGGACAGCGCTTTGTGGGGTTATGTATCTTATCTGTGATCGAAACCAAAACCAGTGTGTTCAAGGCGCTCAAGGACAGACTTTCAAATTCTGATAAGGGAGAGCAGAAATGAGTGAAGCTTTAGAAAAAAATACAGACAGCCCGAACGTTGCCGATGATAGTGCTACTGGCAGCGGTGCTGGCGATAGTGCCGCGCCGGAGCAGATTCAGGAAACCGAATCTTCGGAAAAGGCAGAGGGCGGCGGCGCTGCGTCGGAGATTTTAACATCGAAGGGTGATGATGAAAAAGTCACGCATGTTGTTGATTTCCCCGAGGACTGGATAGAGAAAATCGCGGGTGATGATGAGAAGGTTGCGCGCATATTAAGCAGGTTCAAAAACCCGTATGAGGCGATCAAGTCAGGGCTGGCGGCGCAGGAGAAGATTCGTGAGGGCGTTCACAAGAGGTTCGAGAAGCCCGGGGATGATGCACCGGATGAGGATAAAAAGCTTTGGCGTGAGTCGATGGATATCCCTGATAGCCCGGATGGGTATGAGTACGACTTCGATCCCGGGGAGGAAATGAAGGCAGATCTGGAGGCGCTCTCCGAAATTTCACACAGATATGACCTGAGTAAGGAGCAGGCGAACGCCATTGCCAAAGAGTATTTTGATGCTATGGAGCGGTCTATAGGCGAGCGTAACCGCATGGATTCAGAAGTTGCGGAGCAGACACGCAGGGCCCTCATCGGTGAGCTTGGCGCTGATTATAAAGCAAACATCGAACACGGCATATCGGTATTAAAGAATCTTGTTGGCGAGGAAGTTGCCGAGAGTATCTTGTCAGCACGGACGGACGGCGGTGAAGGGCACATACTTGCTGCTGATTACGACTTCAATAAAATGTTGATGGAGGTGGCTGACGTTATAGCCCCGGAGGTGAAAATCGTCCCTAATTCTTCAACACCTATGGAGGACGCCGTTGAAGAATTCAATCAGTTGCGTAAAGAGCTTATTGAGAACAGAAACTTCATGAAGGACAGCGCCAAGGTGGAGCGTTACAATAAGCTTGCAGAAATTGTAAACAGGTAGCATGTTTTCTTAAACATCCCATCTTTGGCGGGGCACTGAGCATATGCCAAACTCCCAAACGTCCTCACCCATCAGTGCCCCGCCTCACGCCATACACGATGTTATTTTTTTCTTGCATATAATTTGTTAAGAAGTTAATATTTCAGAAAAGGCTAACCGGTTTTACCGCCCCTTTTATCTTTAGGCCCCGATTTTCATCGGCTAACCCTATCCCCATTAAATACGAATAGTTTTGTTTTTAACTAAAAGTAAAAGGAGCTTTTAGATGAGTACTATTACCCTGTATAAAGACCAGCTTGTTGCTGGTTATGAACGGGACACTACTAAGCTCAAACGCTTTGTGAATACAGAGCCGGTAGAGAAGGGTGGTTCCGTTGTCTTTACGATTGCAGACAGTAACAGCGCATCGGCAACAAAGCGTGGCTCGGATGGCCTGTACCCTGCCAGCACTGTAAACAACACGTCTGTAACTGTCTCTATGGAGGAGTGGACGAACATGCAGCGTCTTAACGGGTTTGACGCCTTTAAGACTGCCGGCAATCAGGCAGAGCGACTGATTAAAAACTGCTCCCTTGCCATTGGCCGTAAGACAGACGATCTTATCATGGATGCTTTGTCTAACGGTACACAGGTTGTTTCGGGCGGCGCAAGCACAGACGCTCTTAACCTGCTGCTTACTGCCGCGACCATGCTTCGTAACCAGAACGCCGGCATGTATGATGATGACGGCATTACCGCTGTTATCAGCCCTGCGTTTTATGATGCTATTGGAAGAACGGCATCGTTCTCAAGCGCTGACTATGCGCAGATTGATTACATGGTCAACGGTATACCTGTCATTGGTGAAGTGCAGCGCTTCCGTGGCGTGAACATCATCGAGTCCACGGCAATCTCCGGCCTTGCTTCTGCGAGCGAGTCCTGCTATGTGTTCCACCGGGATGCAATCGGATTTGCTATGAAAAGTTCTGACGGTGTTATGAATGAGCCTGACCTTGAGGTTGGGTTTAACAACGAGCAGAATTATTCTTACGCACGCTGCACGGCGATTATGGGAGCTTCTTTGCTTCAAAATACCGGCGTTGTTAAGATGCTGTTTGATGCAAGCGCTTACACATAAGAACAGTTAGTATAACAAAAGGAGAGTAACATGGCTTATGATACTAGCAATCCGCCCGTACTTGTCACGCAGGGTGTAACTGGAGCCAATCCAAAGATATGGGTATGGAACAACGATGACGCAGCCGGAACAGTTCGTGCTGACGGTTACATCACTGACGCCGATGACCTTGGTCTTAGCGTTGGGGATCTGATCTTTCATTACGACTCATCTGCGTCTTTGGTGGCTTCATATCGTGTAGCAGCCATAAACTCCGACGGCTCTGCGGATTTGTCCGATCAGACCACTATCGGCTCTGCTACAGATACAGACTAGTTCTGGATATATATACCGAGTTACGAAAGCTGCTATTATTGCGGCTTTCGTTTCTTTTTGAATTGGTGTATAATCCAGTTGTGTTTTATTTTTGGAGGTGAGTATGAGCAAGACAGCATCAGCTAAAAAACCTGCCTCTGCTAAGAAAAAGGTCACGCCGTTAAATTCTTCTGATTTTGGTCTTAGCAGGCACGTTATAGCAGAGTATTCCGCTATCATTGACAGTCATTACGATCTTGATGACATAACAGACCCCGGTTTCTGGGTTCATGTTTCACGCATGATTTCAGGTGATTTTGTAAAGATACACTGTCTTTGGGCAGACGGCAGCAGATATGTTATTCTTTTTGTGAGTTCGGTTATCAATGAATTTGTATCTGTAAAGGTTATTGAGGATTACGATATAGGGTTTGAGAGTGCTGACAACGTTGTTGCCGCTGCCGGTAAGTACGGTGTCCGATATGGTGGCAGGACTTTGCGGTGGTTGGTCTATCGAATTTCTGACGATCTTATTGTCGAGAGAGGGATCAGCACCAAAGAGGAAGCGAACAAAAAAGCTCAGGAATATGAAGAAAGGCTTACATAACTTTGGCTGACAAGCTTTCATTATTTAACGGGGCGTTGGTAGAGTATCTTGGTGAGAGGCCGCTTGTGTCTTTGAACGATAATCGTGCGGCCCTCAGGGTACTCAATGCTGTTTATGATGACGGTTTTGTAAGATCAATTTTAAAGGAACACCCTTGGGATTTTGCGCTAAGGGATACAAAGATTGATTACAACCCGTCATACTCCAGTTCATTTACCGACGGCGAATATATATTTACCGTTCCTTCCGATTTGGTGCGCATAAACGCCGTATCAACGTCTTACAGTTTCTATGACAGCATTGATTACACCATAACAGGCGACAAGCTGATAGCCGCTGCCGAAGAATTGTATATACGTTATATATCTGACGCTGACAGTTATGGCGGCGATCTTTCTTTGTGGCCGCAGTACGCTATTGATTACGCCAAAGTTCTTCTTGCTTCAAAAGCGTGCGTTGCTATTAACGGTGATTTCGCCCTTGCCAAAGATCTTGGAAACAGGGCGAGAAGGGCGCTTCCCAAAGCGGAGTCTCTTGACGCGGCTAACAGGCCGATGCGGAAAAAGAGATATTCATCGTGGGTTCGCAGCAGAGGCGGGGATTATTCATAGATGAAGACGCAGAAGGTTATTTACAACACGTTTAACAGGGGCGTGGTATCGCCTTCGTCATTCTCACGGTTTGATATAGAGCGCATAGCTATTTCGGCGGAAACGCTGAATAATATTATTCCGTCTGTTCTTGGGCCCGCATCGTTTCGCCCCGGATTTTCTTTTATTGATGATATGGGTACATCGGGCGTGCTGAAAAAATTTGTGCCGAACACCGCCGATTCATCCGTTTTGTTCTTTTCCGACGATGGTTATATGAAGGTTATAACCGGCGATTCCGTTATAACAAGACCTTCGGTTTCTGCGTCTATTTCTGATGGTGATTTTGACGGATCACCGGCGGGGGCATGGACGTTCGATAATGAATCGGGTGCGTCGGCGTCTATTTCCGGCGGGTACCTTAACCTGACCGGTAACGGATATAACAGCGCTGCTGCATATCAGCAGATCTACATATCTTCGGGAGAGGTTAATACCATTCACGGAATTTCCATTATTGTCGATCAGGGCGAAGTCAGGTTCAAAGTCGGCACTACAAGCGATAGTGATGATGTATTTACGGAGGCTGTGCTACAGGAAGGGAATCACTCAATCGGAATAGATCCAAACGGGAATGGAACGATTTATATTCGCTTTGAAAACTCTAATAATTACACTTCAAAGGTAGAAAGCGTTTCTGTGGAGTCTTCGGGGCACATGCGTTTGGCTACGGGGATATCGTCTGACAAGGTCAATTCATTGAGAATTGATCAGAGTATTGACGTGGCATATGTATCTGTTCCCGAGCATGAGCCGTTATCCATCCAGCGGTGGGACGCTAACAGCTGGAGCGTTATAAAATACAGGCCCGTTGATGGCCCGTTTCGCTCTCCCAATACATCGCCTATAAGGGTCTCACCAAGCGCCAAGTCTGGCGATATAACCCTAACAGCAACGGAGCCGCTTTTTACCCAGAATGACGTTGGCAAGCTGTTTAGGATAACATCCGACGGGCAGTCTGTTTCCGTGTCGGCGTCTGGTGAAGATCAGTGGACAGACAGCATAAGGGTTGTCGGTGTAGGATCAACAAGGTCGTTCGATGTGTCTATTTCAGGCATTGTGTCCGGCACTGTCGTTACGCTACAGAGAAGTATCGGTGATGAAAGTTCGTGGACTGACTATAAGACATACAGTTCCGACACTACGGTAACGATAAGCGACGGCCTTGATAATCAGATAGTTTATTACAGGATCGGAATTGGTATTGGTGATTACGGCGGTGGCACTGTTGATGCGAGTCTGGAGTACACTTCTGGCGGGAAGGTCGGTGTATGCCGTATTGTTTCGTACACGTCAAGCACGTCTGTTGGGGCTATAGTGTTGACGAATTTTGGCGGTGTAAATCCTACAACGGTATGGGACAGGTTTGCGTGGGTTTCTGATAGCGAGCAGCCTACCGCAGTTAAATTTTACGGCGGTCGTCTTGTTTGGGGCGCAAAGGGCAAAGTCTATTTTTCCTATGTTGATGACTTTTTGTCTTTTGACGATTCGGAGGGCGGCGATAGTGACGGGTTCACAAGAACGCTTCCCGGCCCGTATTCAGGGGATATAAGGGCGCTGCTTGATGCAAATGCCCTGCTTGTTTTTACGTCCGGCGGCGTTTATATGATTAAACCGCCGTCTATCGAGGAATCAATAACCGGATCGAACGCAAAAGTTACGTTGACATCAAGTCAGGGGGCAGCGGATATAGCCCCTGAAATGATAGACTTTGTTGGTGTTTTTGTGCAGGCCGAGCGCAAGCGTGTGTATGATTTGTCGTATGACGGGGTGAACGACGGTTTTGCCGGTGACGATATGACCAAATTCGTTCCCGATGTATTTACCGGAATCAGGTCCATGACAATGCAGCGTCAGCCGGATACGCGCGTTACCTTGGCCCTCGATGACGGTACGGCTGCGGTTATGGTATACGACTCGGTTGAAAAGGTGAGGGCATGGTCAACCATGAGTACCGACGGGAGCTTTATCGACTTTCAGGCTATTACTTATGGCGGGGTTGACGCTCTTTATGCCCTTGTATGCAGAAACATAAACGGGGCTGACAAGTATTATCTTGAAAAGATGGCATACGATAATGAGTGCGTCGGGGGAACCCTTAATAAAAATATAGACTGCCATTACGTCTATCAGGGCGCGTCAGCCAGTACTATAACAGGGCTTGACCATCTTGAAGGCGAGGAAGTTGTTGTTTGGGCCGATGGTGTTGATTTAAGCAGACATAACAGTGACTGGTCATCTCAAACAACATACACGGTTTCGTCCGGCGCAATAACACTCCCGAGAGCAGTTAGTAATGCAGTTATAGGGCTTCCATATAGCGGGAGATGGAAGCCAGTTGTTTTTGATGACGGTTCCGGCGCGGCGCTTTCGCGTCATAAGCGTGTTGTTGATATTTCTCTCCTGCTGAAGAACACACACGTAATGGGGGTACGATTTGGTGATGATTTCGCTTATCTAAATACGCTCCCGTTAATTGAGGATTACAGAACGGTAAGCGAGGACCATGTTTACAGCTTTTATCAGCACAAAGAGCTGCCGATTGATGGTGAGACAAAAATAGACGCTCGCCCTGTTATTGAGTGTTACTCTCCAAGACCATGTACAGTTCTTTCCGTGGGATCCACTTACAATGTTTCAGACGCTTGATGACCGTGTATCGGTTCAGCCTATACGGTCTGGAGACATAAAAGAATATTGCGGCGCACAGACCCGGTTCCCTTCTATCGGGTATGTTTTCTTTTATAACGGTGAGTATGCGGGAATTACCGGGATTGAGCTAAGGTCCCCTGCTTACGTACTATTCTCTGATATTTCAGCAGATTTAAAAATACCCAAGCAAACAATATGGAGATGTGCTAATATTGTTGTGAAGGATTTTGCCCAACGATATAAGCCGTTGGTTGCATTCTCTGATATTAACAGTAGATCGTCGCGTAAATTTTGTGAGAGGCTTGGATTTATTGAATACTATAGGGATAAAGATGTTGTTTATTACTACTTGCCGTAATGGAGGATTGTGATGGGTAGCCCTGCTTCTATAGGGTTTTTTGCAGTGTCGCAGCTTTTGAAGATGGGTGCCGCTTCTTCTGAGGCCGAGGCAGTTGAGGCAAACGCACGGGCGCAGATGGTGGCGCGCGAGTATCAGGCTAAACAGCTCAAGCAGCAGGCCGGTCAGGAGCGGGCAAGCGCTCAGAGAGAGATGGCCGAAGAACAGCGGCGAAAAAAGCTTATTGCATCCAGAGCAAGGGCGCAGGCAGCGGCAAGTGGGGCGAGCGCCCTCGATGTTTTGTCTAACATTGCCGGGATTGAGCTTGAAGGTGATTATAGAAGCAGGGTTGCCGCATATGAAGGCGAGGAAGTAGCCAAGGGGTTAGAGCACAGAGCGGATGCGTCCTTGTATGAGGGCCAGCTTGAATTGGCATCGGCCAGAAGAAGGGCCAAGTCAGCTAAACGGCGCGCTGTTATTGATGTTGCTTCCTCTATTGGTGGCAAGCTGTATGACCGATACGGTTTTGGGTTTGGCGATGATGAGGAGTGACGGCGCAAATACATATGCGAGGTGATTAAATGCCTAGAATACCAGACAGAACAGCATTCGGATCAAGGCCAATACCGCGTAGCAGGCGCGGCGTTGTCAATCTTGATATGTCTGGTGCTATGGTTGACCCTCGCGCTGAATCGGCTGGGCTTTTAAAAGCGGCAAAGGCGCTTGAAGATGTTTCGGAAAAAATAGACAGGGACATAATAGAGTCGGAATCCCTTAAAGCGGAAACGATGTTCGTCAGGGGCATGAATGACGCTGTTATCGAAGCGGATTCTGTATCGTACGAAGACAGGGCCAAGGTCTTTGACAGGAAAAAGAAAGAAGTGATCGACGCGGCTACCAAAGCTGTGTCATTCCCCGCTGTGCGGAGAAAGGTAGAGGCCGACCTTAAAAAGGCGTCGGTGTATTTTGACAACAAGATAAAGACCAGCGCGCTTAAGGATAAAAGGGCCGCTGAACTGGCATGGGCGGATGAACAGATAACACACATTGCCAGAACGACAGACTTCACAGATCACGACTCCGTTAAACTGCTTGCATCCGTTGCAGATAATATAAACACATCTTTGTTAAAAAGCGGCGTGATTGATGAGGCAGGGTACATAGAAAGATCAAGCGGAAGTATAGAGAATATAGGGAAGCTGTGGTTTCGTGCGCAGGATCTTTCCACCCAAAGCGAAATTATTAGAAAGCGCGTTCGCGGAGAAAAAACCGGCACGCTTGCCGACAGCGTCACACCGGACTTTTTTATTGGAAAAAAGCGTGAATTAAGACAGGACACGAAAATCAGGCTGAGAACGCAGATTGATAATAACGTGTCTCTGGCTTATACGGGCGGTGATGTTGTCGATATACCGAAAGAAGATTTTTACATTGCTTATGATGACAAAGAGCTTGCAGACAAGGAATATTATAAATACAGATCTGAATTGGCATTGGCGTCTTCTATTAATATGGCCAATAGATTACCGATAAGAGAGGCAAAAGCGGCCCTTGATGAACTCAAACCGGACGCCGGCAAGCCGGGAAAATACTATGCCATTGACCTCGATACCTATGATAGGGCTGTCTCTGCCGTGTCTGCTTCTATTAAAGAGAGAAGGAGTGATCCTGTAAAATGGGCAAGGTCAATTGGCTTGATTGATGACAACGATATTGATTTTTCAAGCCCTGAAAAATTCTCTGAAACCGTTTCGGTTGTGCGTGATAGATACAATAAACTTGCAGCAATATCAAACGATTATGGCATCGAACCTGTGCCGCTTTCTAGTGATGAGATTGATGTTTTGAAAAACATTTACCAGAGCGGTGACGCTGATGCCGCAAGCTTTTATTTAAAAAGCCTTGGTGATGCGGCCGGTCGGGATGCGCTGGTTAGAACAGCAAGGGCTATTAAAGACAAAGACCCTGTTCTGGCTGTGGCAATGGCCGCTGATGATTTAAGCGCGGCGAAAGATATACTATCCGGGGCGTCGATGAAAAACATAGGCGTTTCCAATAACAAAATATCACGGAAGGCGTTTGGGAAGCTGGCGGGTGTTGCTATGGTTGGTTCTGATGACGGGCTTGTTGATGCTGTCACGGCTGCGGCAAAGGCGCATATTGCCCGCACTGGCGGTATTGAGGATGATGTTGATATGGATACAGCCATAGATGAAGCCGTAGAGTCCGCCGTGTCGAAAGTTGTCGGGCCAATTTACGATGTACCTGTCAGGGGCAATATATTTGATGGTTGGAAGATTGTTGGTTTTCGTGACGAAAGCGGTGAGATGGTCGACGATAGAGCGATTGAGCGCATGTTGTTCAGGATGGACGATAACGCTGTTATAAGCATGTCCGGCGGCCTCCCTAAGACTGCCGATGACAGGGATGTAACCGTTGATGATATTTTTAAGTTTGGCAGGCCGGTAAGCGTCGGTGACGGTGAGTATATCATCATGTTCCCAAGCGGATACCTGATGAATCATGATAAATCAGGCCCGTTCAGGCTTAACCTTAAAAGGCTTTATCGGATCAGTAAACAGCAAGGCGTGGATTACTCACTATCACGTAAGATGGCCGAAGATCTTGGTGATTATGGTTCCGATGGCATTGCGTTTACTGAAGGTGTGTTTTTAAGCGATGATAGCGATGCAGGACCAGAATAATGTCAGTACTCGGTTTAACTGAACAAAATATCACTAATCTGTACAGCCCGGCCGCATTCACGCCTTCTTATTTCGGTGATGTTGCCAAAGCATCGTTCTTTGAATCGGCTTACAGGACAGGATTTCAACTTCTTCCGCTCATGTCTTTGATAGATACTGTGGTGGATAATGAGAAGAAAAAAAGCATTTTAGATAAAAATGTTGACGTTATACAGGGCGCTGCTGAGGATATATCGGTCAGGAGCGGGTTTCTTGGATCTGTTCTTGATGCGCGTGAGTCTGTTCTAAGGGAAAGGAAGGCCGTTTATGAAAATTACGAAGATGTAATTGCCCGCGCCCCTGCCGGAGTGGGGACGTTTATCGCAAGCATGCTTGGCGGTATAGGCGGAGCTTTCACTGATCCTGTCAATCTGGCAACACTCCCGTTTGGAGCTACTGCTGCGACAAGCGCTTTTCGTGCTATCGGGGTAGAGGCCGCGCTTAATGCTGCGATAGAGGCCGCCGAGTCCCCGTTCGTTATGTCATTCGCTAAAGAAGCCGGTGTGCCGTACACTGTAAGTGACGCACTAAAGGATATAGCGTTTGCCGGTGCGGGCGCTGGCGTTATTACCGGTGCTTTGCGCGGCGCTGGCGCTGCTTCTAGAGCTGTTCTTGATAAGCTAGGCTCGGTACCGGCTCATGAGGCGACGTCTTTAAGGGTGCATAAGCTTACTGAAGCGGCCAAAGATGCCGTTGATGACATAGACGTTCACGATGCCCTGTTCGTTGCCGAAAGAAACCTGTCCATAGCCAAAGACATTCCTCTAAGCCGTGTTAATGAGGGCGATATACTTGAGCACTTCAGGGTGATGGATTCGGTTCAGAGGTCTATCTCGGAAAGGCGCCCCATTGAGATTGACCTGCCGCAGAGGGTTATAGAGAGCGATATAGGCGGGATTGATTTTGGAAGGGTTAGATATACTGATGACGCGGTTATAATTCCAAGAGACTCCGACGTCATACCTTCAAGTCTTTACGTGTCAAAAGCCGATATTGAAGATATGGCGGTGTCAGGTCTTATATCGCGTCAGGAATCCAGCGTTGCTATCAGCAGCATAGACACTACAAGGGATTTAGTTGGCAAGCTAATTGAGAGTGCGAACAGGGTCAAGCGTGAGCGTGTGGAGTATGACAAGCTTGAAAAACGCCTCAAGAAGTCTATAGACGCGGGATATGACGTTGGAAGCCGGAGAAAGGGCGTAAGGACAGACAAGGATGTTGCCGCTGAAACACTGGCAGCGCTTGAGAAAAGGGTTGCTGATAAGCGCGTGTCATTAAACAGGGCCATTAACGAAGCAGCAACGGTAAGGTCAAGGTTGACCGATTCTGTTAATGAAATAAATGACATAGTTAATTTATCAAAAGCCGGGGCAAGGGCTGTTGTTGCTCAGGATAACAGATATTCTCCTGTTACCAGCGGTGCAGACGCTATTTCAAAAAGGGAGGCGATAGAGAATGCTATGCCGGATGATAGCAGGATAGAAGCTGCTATTGAGGCTGATTTTATGGATATCGTAAAAGAGCGCGGCGATGAGACTATATATGTGGACGGTGTGAAAATGACCATAGCTGAAGTCGCTGACGATATTGAGTCTGATCGCAATATTATAAAAGCTATGGAGGCTTGTGCGGTAAAATGAGTTTTTATGAGTGTATATTAAATAGTGACATTCTAACAGACAGGCAGCGCGAGGCCCTTATAAATGAGTATAATGATCTTGTAATTAAATACTCGGAAACTATGGGGGACGTAGAAGCGGCTATGGTCGCAGCATCCATGCTTGTTGCAAAAAAGAAATCCGTTTTGGTCAAGCGGGCACGCAACAAAATGATTGACGTCATCAAATGGAAAGAGCTTGCCGTTAAAATATCAGAAAACGCGGATATTGTCAGGGAGCAAAAAACACAGGCAGGGAATCTGGGATTTTTATGGGGCGGTAACACCAAGGCACAGGCGTCACGGTCGCTGCTCGGCGCAGTTTATTACAGGGTGATTGCGTTGGAGGATGAGTACTTCAAAATGGTATCTCATCTTGTTGATAAGTATGGAAGCAAGATGGCCGGTTTGAAGCAGGATTATGAGGGGTTCACCAAGGTTGTTGCAGCTATTATTGACGGAAATACAGGCGGGACCGGAAAGACGGCGGCTGAAGCACGTGCGGTAAAGGACGTTCTTGATATCATACACAAAGACTTCATCAGAGCAGGGGGGATAATACACAAGCTGGATAACTATTTCCCGCAGCGCCATAATCCGAAACTGTTTAAGGATGTCAGGTTTGAAGAATGGCTTGATTTTATCTGGGACAAGCTTGACCGGACCAGAATGGTTGATGACCAGACCGGGCTGCCTATGAGCGACAAACTGTTAAAGGAAAGGCTGAAGGAGGTTTTTCTTGACATTAAAACGAACGGTATAAGGAAGTTAGAGGAGAGCCTTGATAAGGGGGGCGGTGTAAGGGTCGGCGGGAGCGGTATGGCTGAAAGGCACGAATTCGAGCGCTTTATCCATTTTAAGGATTCGTCGGCGTTTCTTGCGTATAACAGTAGATTTGGATACGGCGAAACGGGCCTGTTTGATGCCCTTGGCCATTACATAACTGCTATGGCGCGTGATATAGCAATAATGGAGGAGCTTGGGCCAAAAGCTTCATCTCAAATAGAACGTATAATCAACTTCACAAGGGTTGATGAAAAACCAAACATACAGGCAGAGCGTGTCCTCAGGGGGATGTATGACGTTCTTTCAGGGCGAACCGGGTTTTTTCATGATGTCGGGCCTGTTTATGCGTCTGTCATGGGCGTTATGAATTGGATGAGGGCTGTTATGCTTGGATCGGCATTTATATCTTCGCTTGGTGACAGTTTCTATGTGAAATATACTGCAAAGCTTAACGGCCTCGATTCTATAAAGGCACTAGAAAAGTATACTTCGCTGCTCAATCCCCTTGACGATTCAGACAGGCGCATGGCGCGCAGAGCCGTTTTTGTCAATAACGCAGCAATAGGCTCAAGTCTCAGGCACAGTAAATGGATCGAAGACGTAGGGAACGCCGATAAGTTTTCAGGGTTTGTTAATTTTACTGTCAGGGCTACGGGGCTTGCACACTCTACATGGAGCGCACGAACAGCGGTTCCGATGGAGCTTGCAGGGTTCATGGCAGAAGCGCGGCATAATAATCTTGAATGGTCCGACCTTCCTGACACCATGAAAGAAAGGATGGTTGGATGGGGGATGGATGAAACAGACTATAAAAACATTATCAGCTCGGAGCCGTTTATCGACCCTGAATTCAATGCAGACTTTATCACGCCCACCGAGGTGCTAAGAGCGGGGCATACTGAAACCGCACGCAAATACAGCATTTGGTTTTCGGAGCTGTCACAGCTTGCGTCAAATGAACCGCAGCTTCTTACGCGCGCCATTACAAGCGGCGCAGTTCTTGGCGATGCTTCAAGAGGTACTGCACTAAGGGCTACCGCCGGCGCGCTGATGATGTTTAAGTCTTTCGGCATAACGGTCATAAACAATCACCTGCTGCCCGCATTGCGTTATGCAGCCTATTCGAGAAGCACGGATTCTCTTGCCCGTATTGGAGAATTGCTTTTAGGCACTGCCGTTGCCGGAGCTGTTACTTATCAGTTAAAGCAGGTAATAGCCGGAAAAACACCGGCTGACATGGCGGAGCATCCTGTAAAATTCGGCATGGCTGCACTGCTGCAAGGTGGCGGGCTAGGTATTTTTGGCGATTTTTTGTTTTCCGATTATTCCAGAACGATGAACGGTTTTGTGGCTACACTTGCAGGTCCCGTCCCGTCATTTGCCGGAGATGTTTACAGAGCGTTTATGGGTAATTTTGACAGGATGCTTGACTCGGGTAAAGAGTCCAAGTTCCTTGCGGATATTTATCAGCTAGCAGAGTCAAAGGCTCCATTTAAATTCTGGTATACGAGAATATTCATAGAGAGGCTTTTGCTGGATCAACTTGAAAGAGCCATTGACCCTAACTTTGACAAACGAATAAGCCGTGTGGAAAAAAAGATCAAACGCGAATATGGTCAGGAATTTTACTGGAGGCCCGGAGATATAGCACCGGGTGGATAGTATTTACTTTTAAAGTGTGCCCTGTTTTGTTAAAATTGAGTAAATATTTGGAGGTAATATGGCTACGATAAGAATTGGATACTTCAAAGAGCCTAATGTTCTATTTGGTAACAAGCTTATTCAGGTTCCCGGGGAGTTTATATCCGCCGATAAGTTAAGCCCGTCCGGGGCAAGCACGGCTACGTCAACGGCAATTCCCGACGGCACTAGTATGATAAAGGTTCTTGGTGACTCTAACTTTCTTCTTAAGTTTGGAACATCGCCGACAGCAGCCGACGATGGTACGTGCAATTTCTTCGAGGCTGGTGTTAGTAGCTGGATTTCATTGCGCGACTTTACGCCCGGCACTGACAAGATAGCCGTTATTGATGTAACAGCATAATTTAATCAGGAGGGATGATTGACCACAGTTACAGACCGTATAGAGGGGTTAAGTTCATCCGTTGCGCTAAAGGCTCCTGTTAAGGCTGCAAGCACAGCCAATGTTACCCTTTATGGGATACCGAACGCCTCAGATTTCGACGGCATAACCATAGCCGCTGATGATGATGTTCTTCTTGTATCTCAGACCGACAGCACAGAAAACGGTATTTATACTGTAAAAACAGGCAATTGGCAGAGAAGAAGCGATTTTGACGGCTCCGGCGATGTTGTGGGAGGCACTCACGTATTCGTTACAAATACAGGGGCAAGCACAAGCTCTTATTACATGGTCGACGGCAGCGGCTCAGTTTCTATAGGAACGGATAATATAACGTTTTCAGTGGCATCAATAAACACGTTGGGATCAGTATCGTCGCTGTTCTCCGGTCTTTCATCCGAGGACCTTATCAAATATGACGGCTCTAATTTTATCAACACAAAGACGCTTGCCGGTAATTATACGCTTAGCGGCAACAATACGCTATCTGGAAGCAATACCGTGTCGGGAGGCGTCAGTGTTAGTGGAATGGCGTCAATTCCTGATGCATCCGAGCTAACGATATCATCGGGAGTGATAACACCAACCGCCTCCTGCCATTACGTAGCGACAGAGGGCGGAGCCGGCAGCGATGATATTGATACCATTACAGCCGGTAGCGATGGTGACTTGCTTGTTCTTCGCGCATCATCTGATTCAAATACAGTGGTTATAAAGCACGACACAGGTAACATAATCACGCATACCGGCTCCGATATTAGCCTTGATGACAACAAAAAGACCGCGCTGTTACGGTATTCGTCATCTGTTTCCAAGTGGGTTGTTATTTCCGGCCCTGTAGCGTCAACATCAGGCATAAGCACGTCAGTTATGAAAGGGCGCATTCTGTATGGCCTCACTATAGCAAACAGTGCGTCTGACAGCCTTCATGATATTGATATTAGCGCTGGCGCCAGTGTTAGTGAAGACGGGAGCAGTGTTATAGAATTGACATCCGCTATAACAAAACAGATTGATGCAGCATGGGCAGCCGGATCGAATGCGGGCGGGCTTGATACTGGAACGGTGGCAGCGTCAACATGGTACTACGTCTTTATTATCAAGAATACATCAACAGGCATTGTTGATGCGCTGTTCTCTACGTCAAAGACATCACCAACCATGCCAAGTGGCTATACGATCAAGAAAAGGATAGGAGCTGTCTTAACAGATTCGTCTGCGGATATTATTCAATTCATCCAAACCGGAAATGTTTTTCGATGGAAAACCGCAGTTCGTGATGTTAATGCGTCCAATCCCGGCACATCTGGTGTTCTGCATACTTTAAGCGCTCCGCCTGACACGATTGCAGATATAAGCGCATCCGTTTATAACGGGACAACTAATAGGTTTTACTGCCTTGTTACGGCTATAGCAGAAACCGACTCGGTTCCAAGCGCATCTATATTCACTTTGCAATCAGCTCATTCAGCAACCGCTTTTTACAACACAACTTATATGTCTATTGTGACCGACTCTAATTCGCAAATCAGGACACGCTTTAGTGCGTCGGGGTCGCTGGATAATATAACAATAATCACACTCGGGTGGACAGACACGGGGATATAGCAATGACAGAACGGGATATCAATCGCATCTTCGAGAAGTTAGGGGCTATACAGGCGGAGCAGAAATTTATTCGCAGAGATATCGAAGAAATGAAAAACGCCGTCGTGGATTACAAACGTAGCAAAAATATAATATTGGGCGGGGCAGCGGTTTTAAGCGCCGTGTTTGGGGCTTTTATATCATTTATTACTACAGTGGGGGCTGATAAATAATGCTGTTTGGCCACCTTGGATTAGGATTGACAAAAAACAGGCTACCTGACAGGCAGCAATATCTTGACAGCGTTTTACCTTCGGTGTGTTGCGATCTTGATTCCACGATAGCAGACAGTTATCCGGGAAGCGGGCAGACATGGTCAAACCTTATTGCAAGCCCGGCGGATGGGGCAGCGCAAACAGATTATGATTTTTATCTTGGACTAGGTAGCGGTGCCTCAACAGATGACCCCACATTTACAGGCACGGCGGGTGATCCGGCGGCGTATTTTGCGCTTGATGGTGGCGATTATTTTACTTCTGTTGATTATACAGGGCAGACCACGTTCAGGGGTGCGCACAGAACGGACCGGGATGGCGTTTGGTTTGCGCTTGCTTTTCGTACTAGTTCTACTTTAGCAAGTTATAGGGTGCCGTTTGCCAGCGGGTCTTGGACGCAGGCTGATGCAGGCTTTGTTCCATATTTTATGTTGGATGGTTCTGTTTACTTATGGATTGCAAATGGCAGCGCCAAGACTATAAAAACGATAGAGCCAGTTGGAAGTCTTGTGGTAAACACAGATTATTTGTTTATCGTTTCATGGGACGGCACATCATCAACGAACAATATGCGGTCATGGCTGAATACAACGACAAAGACAACTTTCAGCGCTGCTTTACAAACTTCAACGGCTGATAGCACTGAAGGATTTACGGCAATTGGCGCTGTTCCTGATGACAGCACCGCCAAAGGGCCGCTTACGGCAGGGTCACGTATCTATAGCTTTGCCTGCGGTAATGCGTTTATTGACGATGCAGATGCGGCGAACATTTTCTCTCACCTTGAAGAAAGGCATAACAGGGACTATACGCCATAAAGCTATGGTGCGCTCTGCTATGCAAGCGGGGTTTAACTATGGATGATATGCACAAACAGGTTGTTAAGGAGCGAGGGAAGCTTTACGGGCATCCAAAGGACAGTTTTGGGAGGTGTTCCGCTGCGTGGCATGTGATTAGTGAGTGCCGCGATGCTGAGGTAAGGCACGCACTTTATATGATCTGGGTTAAGATATGCAGGTTGGTCGAAACGCCGGATCACATAGACAGCATAATTGATATCGCCGGATATGCAGAAACCATAAAAATGATACACAGCAGCAGAAACAACAATCCTGATAATACGTAAGCTAAATATATGAGGCTTCGTCTGTTCTTCGATCTTGGCTATAAATCGTCAGGATATGTTGGACACTTCGCGTAAAAAAATAAGGTGTGTTTTT